ATGTCCGCCGTTCTGCGGCAGGGAATCCCAACACACCCGCCGATGTGCTCACAGAGCTGGCAAAGGATAGCGACTGGTGTGTCCGCAGTTATGCGGCATGTAATCCCAAGTTAAAAGAAGTTTTAACCGATAAAAATAAAAGCGATGAAGACTAGACATAATTTCAACAGATGCCTAAGAATGGACTTGGCATGCAGCAGAAACGACTATTTCAGACCTGTATTTTCATATATCCATTTTAAAGATGGTTACGCTTATGCAAGCGATACACATATCTTGGTAAAAAACAATCTATCCGAATGTTCCACATTCACCGATGAAGAAATAGAAAAGCTCGATGGCAAGTTTATAGGCTCAAAAGCCTACAAGTCTATCCTCTCTTACGATATGGTACAAGTTACGGACATGGGGTTTGAATGTATATTGTATGACAATCAAAAAGTTATATACCCATTCTCCGAAGTCTATAAATACCCTGAAATGGAGAATGTAATTTCAGAACATCTAAAAGAGAGCACAGAAGGAATCACAAAGTTACGGATAGATCCTTCGTTCTTCTCCAAGATCGAAAAAGCTCTATTCAATTTTGAGTACGCATATATGCAGCTTTCGGAAGGCAATAAATCTTTGCTCGTTAAAAGCAAAGACAGCGATAGTATCGGAATCATTATGCTAAAATCAATATAGATTAAATACGAATCATTATGTTTTACGAAATCAAATTGAAAGTCGATAAAGAGAACGACAAAGGAGAGATGAAAGAAGTAATCGAACGCTTCATTACCGATGTAGAACTGTTCGCCGAGGCCGAAGCCAAAGGACTTGAACAGTACAACGGAAATTGCGATGTATTCTCTATCACCCGCTCGAATGTCGTCGAGATAGTCAACGAGAAGGAAGAAGACAAGCCTTTCTACAAAGCCACGTTGATAGACATATTCATCGATGACAACGGCAATGAAAAGGAAACGAAGTACTACAACCTCGTTTGCGCCAAAGACATCACCGAAGCCAACCGCCTCATGCAAGAACACATGAGACAAGGCCTTAACGATATGCGGTTGGACGGAATTGTGAAAACAAAAATCATGGACCTGATATAGGAGTATAATGTTAGACATTCCCGCAAGCCGAGCCGGGTACGTGGTCGAGCACCATACGGAGGAAGGAACTGCGGGGAGAAATAAGCCATAAGTGTTTTAGGTGGTATCGGCAGTGTCGGAATTGGTATACGATAAAGTGTAGCTCTTATAGATAGGTTGGCAATGGCACAGCTTGTAGAGGCGTAGCCGTAAAATAAAAATTACCGCTTGACAATTCTCCTCCGAGTTTAGGCATACGAAAGTATCGCACGGTGAGCGCAACCTCACAAATTAAAACTACTAAGTGAAAGTCTTAGAAAAACTCCTATCATGCGGGTTCGAGTCCCGCCTGCCGAACAAAAAGAGAAAGATATGCAATTAAAAGTCTTTACAGCATTCAGCGGATATGACAGCCAGTGCATGGCACTCGACCGGCTCGGAATCGGTTACGATCTGGTCGGCTGGTCGGAAATCGACAAGTACGCCATACAAGCCCATAATGCCGTATATCCTCAATACCGAGACAGGAACTTCGGGGATATATGCCATATAGACTGGGCAAAAGTTCCCGACTTCGACCTGTTCACATATTCTTTCCCCTGCACGGACATTTCAACGGCCGGAAAGCAGGCGGGATTGAAGAAAGGCAGCGGAACACGCAGCAGCCTGTTATGGGAATGCGAGAAAGCGATAGAGACCAAGATGCCGAAATACCTGCTCATGGAAAATGTAAAGTCCCTTACCGGAAGGAAATACAAGTGTTTTTTATCGGCATGGGAACAATACCTTTCCCAATTAGGGTACACGAACCATACGAAGGTTCTGAATGCGAAAGACTACGGCATTCCCCATAACAAGGAAAGAGTATTCATGATTTCGATACGAGACTCGGAATCGTATTATTTCCCGGAACCCTTACCCATTGAAAAGAGATTGAGGGACATTCTCGAATGCGACGTGGACGAAAAGTATTTTTTGAGCGAGAAAATGATAAAAGGTTTCATAAGACACAACATCGCTCACGTAAAAAAAGGAACAGGCTTTTTATGGTTGCCTAAAACAAGTGATGGCACAGCCAATTGTCTGAGAGCTAACGGAGCATTATGTCCGACCGACAATTCGATAATCGTGGGGGAATATTCGGAACCCGAGATAATACAACGCAGCAGAGGATTCAACAAAGGAGGGACATACACGATACGCCCTGCGATAACAAGCAACTCGTGGCAGGAAAATAACTTTCTGTGTCTGGAAAAGATAAGAAGGCTGACACCGAGAGAATGTTTCCGGTTAATGGGTGTCAGCGAATCGGATATAAACAAGATTCAAAATGCGGGAATAAGCGACAGCCGGCAATATGTGATGGCAGGTAACAGTATCGTCGTAGATGTCCTTTTCCACATATTCCGAAAACTGTTCACGGACAAATCATGCGAATCTATACAAAAGAAACTTTTCTGATAAAAAGACAAAATATAATGGAAGAACAGGCCACATACAACCGAAAATTCAAATACGATGTAGTGATAGGGATAGACCCTGACGTGGAGCGTAGCGGACTTGCCATATTGGGACTGTACGACATGAAGCTGACGGTTAACAGCCACCCGTTCCCGGAGTTGTTGAAAATCGTCCGTTCGGTGGCATTCGAAGGTGCGGAACTCGGCCATGCCACCGTGGTATATGTCGAGGCCGGTTGGAAGAACAAATCCAACTGGCACTTGTCACCGAAAGACACACGGGCGAGCGCAGCCAAGAAAGGCGAGCATGTAGGTCGCAACCAAGAGACCGGTCGCAAGATAGTCGAAATGCTGAGTCATTACGGAATACAAGTCATGGAGCAATCCCCATTGCGCAAGTGCTGGCAAGGGAAAGACGGCAAGATCACCCATGAAGAATTGAAGCGGTTGTGCCAGATGAGCGGGATAGAGTTTAACAGACCCCGCAGCAACCAAGAAGAAAGGGACTCTGCCCTGCTCGCTATCACCTGCTCCGGATTACCCATTAAATACAAAGTCGTTGAATCTAAAATAAACAAAGAAAATACGCTATGAAAACGAACCAACTGATGAAAAGGCGAATGGGTAACATAGATGTTACCCAACGTACAAAAGACGGATTTTTCTGTGCATCCGAATTGTTGAAACAGTGGAATGAAGGCAACAACCATAAGAAAAATGTTAACCACTATCTCGAAAACAGTAAGACAAAAGAGTTTATAAAAGCTCTTATAAATGACGACGATCAAATTCGGAATTCCGAAAAACCTATAAATCAAATACTTATAATCAATAAATCGAGAACTAACAAAGACGGGAGCAAAGAGGCAGGGGCTGTTTGGATGTCACCCTTACTGTTCATCGATTTTGCAATGTGGATTAACCCGTCGTTTAAGGTTAAGGTGTTGAAATTCGTCTATGACGAGATGATAAAGTATCGCAACGAAGCCGGCGATGCCTACAACAAACTAGGCTCGGCCGTTTCAAAGATCGTTCGGAAAGACTTCATGCCCCAAGCCATGCAGAAAGTAGGAGAAGCGTTGAACTGGATTGTGTTCAACGAGCATGAAAGGAATATCCGCAACCAATACGGCGAAGAAAAGAAACAGCGGGAATTGTACGAGCTGGAAAGAAAAGTCGCCGACCTTATCAACGAGGGCTTTATCAAGAGCTACGACCAAATGATAACCTATCTGAAAAACGTTTACCGGCACAAGTACCTGCCGGCTGTATTCTCATAACCCAGAATTGTTAAAACAAGAATAGCCATGATTATAGCCAAGCAAGTTATATCCTCCATTATCGAGGAAAAGAAAAAGAATAACAAGGAGCCCTCCATAGCGAGCTTTACCGAAATACAGTCGGTGGTTATCCGGTCACTCAAATCTGAGATAAACGAGCTATGCAAAACCGGTGAGATTGACAAGCACAAGACCCTGAACGGGTGGGCATTCACTATCAATATTGAGAATAAATGAAAGACAGCTTTTTGATTTATAAATCATTTTATAAACCCATATCGAGATTATCGGACAAACAACTGGGCAGGCTGTTTCGAGCAATATTCAAATATCAACTTGGCGAGGAGGTTACGGTAGAGGAGGACATTGAAATGGCATTTGAGTTTTTCAAGAATCAATTCGAGATAGATGAACTCAAATATCAGGGCATTGTCGAGAGAAACCGGAACAACGGGCGTAAAGGAGGTAATGACAAAAACTCTGAAACGGTTAAATCAAAGTCCAGTGGGAGCCAAACGAGCCACTCGACCCCAAATAACCCAGTGGGGGCCAAACGAGCCAGTGGGGGCTTAAATGATAATGATAATGAAAATGATAATGATAATGATTTAAAAGAAACTTCTCTATCGAGAAGCAAAGAAAAAGAAGAAGATTTTGGCAAAGACGTTGACAAGCCACTGACAGAACTGCGTGAAGAACTACTCTCAAATCAAACGTGGATAGAAACGCTATCGATGAACAACCACATCGACGAGAACGAATCGAGGTTATATATCGAGGCATATATCCGTAAACTTCAAAACGAGGGTATTGCAAGAAAAAGCGTCAGCGATGCACAACAACACTTTGCCCGCTGGTTAATAATCGAACTAAAACGAGCACGAGATGAGCAATCCGGAATTCATCAAAAACCTAATTCCAAGACCAAACAGGAGCGATATGCAGAGTTTGCAAAAGCCATCGCCGCCAAGCTGGCAGCAGGAGATACTAGCAGCCTACAAGACGGGGGAGAATCTGCTTTGCCTTTTTAGCCCTGACAAGCAGACGGAATACTGCAAAAACGAGGAGCGTTGTTTCACCGGACATGCACCGAGTATTGCAAGAGTTGCCCGGACATTTGGAGATAGCGTAGCTGAATCATGGCTATCTATACAGCTCTTTGAACTCGCTGAATTTTCAAAAGTTCGCAATGGCATGGAACCAGCAGATTTTATCGAACTGGCACGGACAATTATCTTAGGCTATGGCGGTTTTAAGCTCACCGAGTTCATGGTATTCTTCCAGCGATTCAAACAAGGGCTTTACGGAACGTTCTACGGAGTTTTCGACCCTATGGTGATAACAAGGTCTCTTCGAGAGTTCAGAGCCGACAGAGAGAAACTATTGCGGTTCTATGAGGACAAGAAACGGCAGGAGGAAAAGGAACGGGAGAGAGAGCTACGTGAAAAGGAGAAAGCGACACCCGGTCAGATTCAAGAAATTATCGACAAATACAGAAAAAAGGAAAGTTAAGTATGAAAGACATAGAGCTTTACAACGATTCGTTCCAGAATTATAAAGTCTATGGGCTGCCAAAAGCCCAGCTGATTATAGCCGACGTGCCGTATAATTTGGCGAATAACGCCTACGCCAGCAACCCCGCATGGTATATCGACGGAGACAACAAGAACGGCGAGAGCGCATTGGCAGGCAAACAATTCTTCTCGTCCGACAGCGAGTTTCGTCCGGCCGAGTTCATGCACTTCTGTTCCAAAATGCTCGTCAAGGAACCGAAAGAAGCCGGCAAATCCCCCTGCATGATACTGTTCTGCGAATACGAACAACAGTTCAAATTCATAGAGTTAGGCCGCAAATACGGACTCATGCACTACATACCGCTGGTTTTCCGCAAGGATTTCTCGGCGCAAGTGTTGAAAGCAAACATGAAGGTCGTCGGCAACTGCGAATACGGTCTTATCCTTTATCGTGACAAGTTGCCCAAATTCAACAACAACGGGAGAATGATTTTCAACTGCTTCGACTGGGTGAGGGACAACACCACGCCCAAATGCCACCCTTGCCAGAAACCTGTCCCGCTCCTCAAACGGTTGATAGAGATATTCACGGACAAGGGCGATGTTGTCATCGACCCGTGCGCAGGAAGCGGCACAACCCTGTATGCGGCAGCCTCATTGGGAAGAAAGGCATATGGCTTCGAGGTCAACAAACAGTTCTATAACGACGCAAATGAAAAGGTCTTGAAAAGAATACAAGTCAGTTTATTTCAATAAATTATAAAAATCATACAGATATGGGAGAAATCGAACTTATGAAAGGAGGAGAGCAATGATTGAACGATTAAAATGCTGTATCAACATTCTGTTTGCAAAGCAATATATCGTTTTTACAGCAGACAAATACAAGATAGGTAAGTTCTGTTCAGGATATATCCGTACAACTAATAAAACATTCTTACAAGCGGCCATTGAGGTTATAGAGGAAATAGATAGTCATCTTATTGAAGTTAATGAGAAAAATTGATAGGTAATGAAAATAGAAGATATTGAAGATGCAGCATTAGACTGTGCCCTATTCGAGGATTATTACTATAATCCCGAATTGCAGCCTGCATATATAGATGGTTTCAAGCGTGGTACGAAATGGCGTATCGATTCAGTGTGGCATTACATAGATAAGAAGGAAATTCCCGAATGTTTTAAATCAATTCTATTGGAGTATAAAGAACAAGGAATACCTCTTATAAAGGTTGCACTAAGAGACCACTATGATGATTCTTTCTTTATGGAAGGTTGGATACGTTGGGCATATGTAGAAGACTTGTTACCAAATAAACAGGAGGAATAGCAATGAGAAAAACGATATTAGATGCCTGTTGTGGGGGAAAGATGTTCTACTTCGACAAACATGACGAAAGAGTTCTTTTTCAAGACATTCGAAAGGTATCTACTCATTTATGCGATGGTAGATTATTTGAAGTAAATCCCGACATACAAGCCGACTTTACAAATATGCCCTATGAGGATAAATCTTTTTCGATGGTAGTTTTCGATCCGCCTCACTTATTAAGGAATGCTGGAAAGTCAAAGATGGCAGATATGTACGGAAGTTTGAACGAAAAAGCATCGCCAACAGGCTACCAACAAATTAAATATGGAGCTCTGTATTCAGATTGGCGTGATATGCTGGCAAAGGGATTTAAAGAACGTTTTAGAGTCCTGAAACCCGGAGGATTTTTGATTTTCAAATGGAACGAGACCGACATCAAAGTGTCGGAAGTTCTCAAACTCACACCTGAAAAACCAATATTCGGGCATATATCCGGCAAACGATCTAATACACACTGGATTTGTTTCATGAAAGAAATTATAAAGGAGGAATAAGATATGAAGATTAAATTATTGAAAAGATTAAGGAATGATATTTTACAAAATTTTGAATATCATGATGGTGGATGGAGTGGATATTATAGAGTTATCTATAAAGGAACGAGATACGAGTCAGAAATAGTAAGCGGTTTAGATTATTTTCTTACAGGTGGATACTGGTTTATTAGAAAAGTTATTATCGAAGAAATAAAAAAAATGAGAGAAAAGTCTGATATTAAATTTATGTATATAAAAAAAAGATAGTTAGATGATTAAAGGAGGAATAGAGGTTGAAAGACTTAAAAAGAAAAGAATATGACAGTACAAGAATTGATTGACGAACTTGAAAAAGTGGAAGATAAGTCAAAACTTATTAAAGTAGCTTCGCTTTATGAGACTAATGATATAAATCGTACAGTTAATAGCGATTATGTATTTATAATTTGGATTTAATTAATGGCGATTGAAATATGAAGAAAATAATGTTCAATGATAAATACAGACTCACACAAGCCGTACTTGAAGGTATAAAAACTCAGACAAGGCGGATAATGAATCCACAACCGGAGGACTGTTCTACGGTACATCGTTGGTATAAATCAGCATATTGGAAGGACAAACCCATGAGTTTGGTTGTCAACGAAGATGGTAGTGTTTATTGTGAGTTCTGTGGTTATGGAGCAAAGCTGGAAGGTGGTAGCATATTCCGACTCCCGTATAAAGTAGGTGAAATCGTAGCCGTCGCTCAAAGCTACAATTCCTTTTACAATGATGAGTGCAATCCTAATTTATTCCCAAACGGTGCAGGCTGGACAAATAAAATGTATGTGAAGCCGGAGCTAATGCCACACCAAATCCGCATAACCAATGTACGTGTTGAACGGTTACAAGATATTTCAGATGAAGATTGTTTGAAAGAGGGAATAATAAAGGGGCAATGTGGTAGTGCAGATACTCATTTTATGGACGCATACTATGTTCCAAATGATATACAACCTTATTGTACGCCGCAAGATGCCTACGAAATTCTAATTGATAAAGTAAGCGGTAAAGGCACATGGGAGAACAACCCCTATGTATTTGTTTATGATTTTGAATTGGTAAAGTGAAATTATGGAAGTAGATAAAATAGAGGCATTTGATTATATGCTACAACTTTTTGAGGAGTGGCGGGATAATCATGAAACGATTAAGGGCAAGCCGTTTCCTAAACTTACAGCCATGAAGCTGCTGTTTTTGGCTGCTGCTCCTAAGAAAGATGGAGGCGATGACCTTTTAGACATATTCGATAATTTCTATGCTGTGCCATATGGCCCGGTGGAGAGTGATGTATATAATGCAATGTGCGAAGATAAACTTCCTTCGTTTTCGGTTAAATATCGTAGTATTGAACCAAGAGAAGGTGCGGAACCATATAACGCAAAAAGATATAATGACAAATTTTATCACAGAGTAAGAAATGCGGTAAATGATCTGAAAAAGAAAAACGAAAAATTGGTATTACTAAATGCCTTTGAACTAGTAGAGATTACTCATAGATGGTCTAGTTGGAATCGGGCGATGGATTTTGCTGAATTTATGGAGCAAATGAGTGCCAAGATGTCTATTGATTCTATTAGGGATTCAAGCAAGATATTCGATTTAAAATGAAATATAATCATGGAAAGACAAGTAGGAGAAATATTTGAGTACAACGGTGAGTGGTATCAGTGTATTCATACAAAATCTCTTGGATGTGAGAATTGTGATTTAGCTACCAAGAGTGATATTCATTGTAGTGATGTATTTGAGATAAGAGGAGAATGTTTATCATGTTATAGAAAAGATAGTAAATCTGTAATCTTCAAGAAACTTGAAAAGGTCGGAGAGCCACATTTTATATACGACAAAATTTTTAAAGGCGGTAAAGTTTATGTTCAAAACTTCATGGTATATGAAGATTTTAAAAATCATAAACCTATATGCGATGATTATGTATTATATGATTGGCATGAAAAAATAATAAGTATAGAAATCAAACAAAACAAAGAAGATATGGAAGAAAAGAAATTGAATTTTAAACCCTTTGACCTTGAAGCCGCCAAAGCTGGCAAGCCAGTATGTACTCGTGATGGTAGAAAGGTAAGGATATTATGTTATGATTTGAAAGGAGCAGAATATCCTATTGTGGCACTTGTAGAAGCACATGATTATCTTGATGAAAGCATATCAACTTATGATAGAAATGGAAGGTTTGACCATGATAGAGAAAATAAAAATGACCTCATGATGCTCTCCTGGAAGAAAGAGGGGTGGGTGAATGTATATAAATCATATAATGTAGGAAAGAAAATCCCTTGCATGGCAAGTATTTACCCGACCAAAGAGGAAGCAAAAAAATCTTCCGTAGTAGGATTTGACTATGTTGATACCGTTAAAATCGAGTGGGAGGAGTAAATATGAAGAAATTTTTATTGCTTTTATTAGTATCGCTTATACTAACAAGCTGCTATACAAATGGAGACTGTACAACTGCTGTAAAGGAAGCATACCCCGATAATGAGATATACCAGGTAGATGTAAATAGATTCATACTTATTGATTCCATAGGAATATGGTATGTGAATGCAAATATGGGTATAAAAGAACCATATACAGAAAAACAATTAGTTAAACTTTGGAATAATCATGGGAGAAATTGAATTTGGTAAATGTGAAATCTGTGGCAAAGAAGCACCATTAGAAAGGACTTATTTCTATTATCCTATTCATTGTGAATGCTGTGGTAGTAAGGACGAGAATGGACAAAAACAACATTTTGTAATGGTAGTACATTGCAAAGATTGTCCCGCTCCTATGCCAAAAGAAATACACCCGTTGCTCAAATCTATGCACGGTGAAGAACATAGAGCGAATATCACGAATATTTTGCCGACAGAAATTAGAGGTCAGTTTATTATAAATGATGAAATTATTAAGAAATAGCAAGTTATGTGGATAGCAAGGGACGAAAGTGGAAAATTGTTTATGTACTCGACTAAACCAGTTAAACGTAAGTATACATGGGGATTTAGAGACAAAAATACTACTGTTGTTGTATTAAGTGACAGTTTATTCCCAGAAGTGAAATGGGAAGACAAAGAACCAAGAGAGTTGATATTGAAATAATTATGTAAGACAAGTAAGTCATGAACATTGAAACATTGAAAGAGGAGTACAGCCGGAAGATGGAGAAGGCTCTGAGAAGGGGCGACTTCGCTCTGAAATAAAGCAAGAATTTACTTGCTAATCAGATTGATTTTTAGTATATTTATATAAGTTTTAGGTTATTGTTTTAGGATATGAGCAAAGGTAAATTTAACGATGTCAAAGATGACATCATCTCCTATATAAGGGAGGGGGATTCTAATATCTTAGCCTGTAAAAAGGTTGGTATTAGCAAAGAAACATTTTATACTTGGATAAATGACAAACCTGACTTTTCTGACTCTTTAAAAAAGGCGAGAAAAGAGTTTCGTGAAACTATCGTTCAAACGTTGGAGCAATCACTTTGGAAGCGTGCTGCCGGTTATGAGATTGAAGAGTCTAAAAATGAATATAGAACTTTAAAGGACGGGGGGGAAGTGCTTGTAAAGTCAAGCAAAATAACGAAGCACTTCCCTCCGGATACTGGTGCACTTATATTTGCTTTGACGAACTTAGACCCTGAAAATTGGAAAAACAGACAGGATAACAGGCTTTCTGTCGATGATGGCATAAGCGGATTTAAAATATCTGTTGTACATAAAGAAGGTACACCACCGATAGCCAACAGTGAAGATGACATCGCCGACTGACATATTCGCAACCTTGCCTTTATTTGACAGCATGATGAATAGTAACGAGCGTATCATAATTAATCAGGGTGGAACGTCTTCTGGTAAAACCTATACGATATTGCAGTTGCTAGTATATTATGCTCTCTCGTTTGTCAATAAAGTTATAACGGTTGTCGGACAAGATATACCTAACTTGAAGAAGGGAGCATATCGAGATGTCAAGACGATAATAGGTAATAGCGATTTTTGCTCTGATAAGTTCTCGTTCAACGAGAGCGACAGAGTTGTAAAGTGCGTTACCTGTTCCATAATAGAATTTGCTTCGTTTCAGAATGAGCAGGATGCCAAGAGTGGAAAGCGAGATTATTTGTTTGTCAATGAAGCTAACGGTATACCTTATCCTGTATATTGGCAGCTTGCCATTCGTACAAGAAAGCAGATATTTATCGATTATAACCCGACAGCTCGTTTCTGGGTACATGATAAGATAATAGGGAAGCCAGAAGCAAAGCTATTCATTACTGATCATCGCCACAATACTTTTCTCTCCGAAGAGGAGCATGATAAGATAGAAGGGATTGAAGATAAGGAGCTTCACCGTGTATATGCGAGGGGAAAGACTGGAAGACTCCGAGGTATGGTTTATGACAATTATGATATTGTCGATTCTATGCCTGATAATTACAAGGGTAGATGGATGGGACTTGATTTTGGATACAACGATCCAACGGCATTGGTTGATGTTCGTTTATCTGGTGGCGATTTATGGATTGATGAGATTCTATTTGAAGAAAAGGTAACCAATCCCGATATTTCGAGAGTTGTTCGACAGAATGGAATGGCATCCATTACCATTATCGCCGATAGTGCAGAACCTAAGAGCATAGAGGAATTGAAGAGGTTCGGGCTTAGGATAGAGGGAGCGAAGAAAGGGAATGATAGTATAAGACTAGGTATTTCGGTCTTGAAAAGATATAAGTGGCATGTGACGAGGCGAAGTACGAATATAAGGAAAGAGCTGGCAAATTATAAGTGGAAAGAAGGAGATGATGGAGAACCTACAAATGAGCCTATCGAATTATTCAATCACTCGCTAGATGCTATCCGCTATGTAGCTCTCAATAGATTGTTTACACCGCCACAACATAAGAAGATATTTAAACTCGGAAATATATGAAAAGAGAAAAAAGAAAAACATGTACGACGGCTCATTTTTTAGCCATCATGGAATGTTTAACCGAAGAATCGGTAGAAAGTGTAAAAGGAGCTAAAAGAGTTTCTACATTCAAAGGAAAACCATTAAAAACAGACATAAACGGTATTATGTACGGTGAATTGTTGCAGTTAATGGAAATAAAGACGACCTCGGAAGAATTTATAAAGCCAATGCAGATTGTTGAGGAACTTACCGAGGAGGAAGTTTTGAAAGCTGATATATCTGTCACGGCTGGATATAGAAATTGGATTATAGATGAGGTTAAGAGGGTTTCCAAAATGTTTGAGGCGCTCGGTGAAACAATGAGTTATTCATCGGAAGAGATAGCCGCAGGAGTAACATCGTTGAATTTTGGCACATTCGGTATTGTCGATTCTTATGCAAAACGTATGGGAATAATAGATCATGATTATGTTCTTCAATGTGTGCCGTGGGTAGTTATCTATCAATGTATGAAGATGGATAACGAAGTAGTAGCTTATCAAAGGAGGTTGAAAAAGTTAATTTACAAGAAAAAATGATGGAGGATAAGATAAGGGAGATCGTAGAGGCTATGGGCTTCTCTTTCTCAATAGGAGATATATATCATTTGAACCAGTGGCTTCAACAGCCGGAACAACTTCCTGCCGTATTGTATGTAATGCCTATCAATGGAGGAGGAGAAATAACAGTTTCGGGAATGTTGAAGAAGAATATAGAGCCTTTGTTATTCTTTCTCGACCATGAGGGAATAGATCCGGAAGGAGAAGATACGAATACTATTATAGAGCGAATGCGTTCTGCCGTTGAGGAATTCGTTGTTCGGGTAAACGACACCCGATATTTTGAACCAATAACCGCATGGAGTTGCCATGATGTAATCAGGGATATGGCGATACAGTGTTCAGGAGTATCAGTTTCTTTGAATCTTAAAGAATCGACAGGAAAATGCGTATAAGGGAAATTCTACAAGAAGAATTGGAGTGGCTCAAAGGCAAGATTGTAGAACAGCTGAGAGCTACCGGAACAACGGTAACGGGACAGACGGCCGATAGTATCGAGGTATATATAGAAGGCAATGAAAAGGAAATCGAAGCCTATTTACTAGGGCGACCTGCATTTTCCACGGTTGAGAAAGGTAGGGCTGCGGGGGGTGTTCCATCTAATATGGTAGATATTATCAGGCAATGGATTATTGACAAAGGAATATCGGTAAGGCAAGTTCCATACATTCGCCAACCGTCTGAGAACTGGCAACAGAAATATACGGTCGAGGAAAGAAGCCTGAATATGGCAGCGGGAGCTATAAGCCATACGATAGCCACAAAGGGTACGAAGCTATATAGGGAAGGAGGACGAGCAGACATTTACACTCCCTTTATAGATGAGTTTCTTAGACGGGTAGAAGATAAGATTTATTTAGAGTATAAACTTGAAATATTAGAAAGATTATGATTCTTAATGGTAGTAATGAATTTACGCAGATTGAACTGAATGATATTGGCTATGTATTTTCTCCGAACATAGTTCAAATTGGTGCGCCAATGACTGAAATTAATAAAGTTGAAATATCTATTGCAGATAAAGAGCGGAAATCATATAGGGAGACATGGGTGTTCAACGAGGTTACAGTGGCTAAAAGAGACATAAGTTATATTTTACGTGAATTTATTGATTTAGAAAGATTAAATCCATTTTCAGACGGAAAATCAGAAACATGTGTTAATACGTTGAGTTTATCATTTAATGTAATTACAAATGATGGTACAGATGTATATAGTATAAATAATTATACGATTATATTTGGTGCGATGATACCTTATGATTCTATATTTGATAGAGGTCGTAGTATAAAGGTAAAGAGTTTCGTTTATTTCCCTTTTTCTTTGGACTTTCCTTTAATGATAGGAGGAGCAGTTAAATATTCTAATGAATCAGATATTAGATACAGACATCGAGAACCTGGGAACGCATTGATTAGTCTTAATTCATCGGGTGTGTATTATGGCAATTATACAGTTTCAATGCTTAAATCATTTAATACTAATACATATAATAATTATCCATTCGTTTTATTAAATCAATCGTCAAATGTTAAGTATGAGGTAGATATAGATACTTGTATAAGTGGGATATATCTTATGTGGCTTAATCATTGGGGAGGCAAGAGCTATTTCCTTTTTAAGAAAAAAGGAGATATGCTTAAAGTTGATGGAGAAGAATATAATAAAAAAAATATTTACGATTCACGATTGAACGATACAGTGAATCAATTGAATAAAACTGCGAAACGGGTATTAACCCTCGCTCTCCCATTGGCTGAAAAAAATATATATGATTATGTTGAAGAAGTGTTATATTCCCCGATGGTCTACATGTTTGATATAAACGCAAATGCGTTTATCAGAGTAAATGTACAGACTGGGGATTTTGAGCGGACGAGTGCTGAACTTCAAGATTTTGTTTTCAAGATTGAATTACCCGAAGAGTTAACAATAAAGATATGAAAGAGGAACTATATATCAAGGGTGAAAGTGTCGATTTGGGCGACAGTGAGATAACACTCAATTTCAAGAGCAATTTGTTGGGGGACATTTCCAAGATAACAGCCTCGAACAGTTATACGATAAAGTTACCGAGGACGAATAAGAATATACGGCTGTTGGATTTTCCAGATGTTGCCGGTCATGAGAGTTACATGATGAGGGACTATTTCAATGCGGAGTATTACAGGAATGGGGTAAAGCTATTTGACGCAAAGGCTGTTCTTATATCGTGTAGCGAAGATGGGTTTGATGTGGCCTTAACTTGGGGAATGAGTGAGAAATTTATTCAGCTCATGAACGATGATAAGAGCATACAGGAGTTTGCCGATATGGCTTTGCCGTGGAACAGCTCTACGACATACGACAACGGACTGGTTAACGGTCAGCTGTCACACGGTTATATCCGTCATAATGCGGGTATAGATGTTGATTCCAACCGAGACAAGATATTTATACACCCGTCGGTCAATTGCATGAGGCTGTTGGAAGAAATAGCCTCATATTACGGTCTTACAATGGATTGGGGAAGCTATAAACAATATATAGAACTGTTGTACTTGCCCCTCATCTCACAGAAAGCAAGCTCGAAGTATAATTTTTTTGAAGCGAATATTACAGGTACACTTGATAGTGATATTAAGTATGTAAAATTTACCCAAATAAATAGAGTTGATGGTATAAATATTTCTAATACAGAAACATACGGAGATGTTGTTAGAATATATGAAACATCTCTTGACTGGGAATTAGACATCCTTATTTATACAAATAAACATAATACTCTTAATGTGGTAGAATTAGCCTTTTATTCAAATGCACAATATATTAAGAGTTTACAAATTAGCTCAAATGATATTGGATTGTGTGCTTATAAAGGAGTTATACCTTTTGATATTACAGAATATAGTAATATAACAATTAGAATACGTATAAACAATGGGGCGTTATTAGGTATTATAAAAAGTTATATAAAAATTTTTAGCGAAGATGTTCAGTCTGTATCTTATAACCAATATTACCCGATCGGCTCGAACCTGCCGGATATATCGGTTGTCGATTTCATAAAGCAAATATGCTGGCTGTTCGGCTTGTTCGCCATAAAAAGCGATACCGGTGTCTCTTTCATATCCGTAAACAAGATAATAGATAATAGATACAAGGCGGTCGATTGGAGCAAGAAATTAGTCCCGACAGGGTGGACGGCCAAAGAGACCTCGTACACGTTTGGGGACTTTGCACAGAAGAACTATTTCCGTTACGAGGAGAACGAGAACGCCAAGAGTGCAGACGGCTATATGGTTGTGCAAAATAAGACTCTCGACCATGAAAAAGACTTAGTGAAACTCCCTTATACTGCCGGGGGTGACAATGGGGACATGAGGGCTGTTCCATATTTCAAATGGAGCGAAGACGGTACAACAGTAGAGCTTGAAGATTGCGGAGACAGGATTATGCAGCTTGTAATCTCTTTTGACAGTCAAGGCAAGGAGGATGCCCGTTTGGACTTTTCAGACCTTAAATTTCAAAACCGAGTATCACGTTTCGGCCTATCTTCTTATCAAGACCACATCAAGTCGCCGTTTGTGATTAAGGACACATTCAGGCTTACTGAGATAGATTTGAAAAACCTCGATTACACGATACCTGTATATATAGAGCGATATGCTGCATTTTTCGCTATTATATCTATAAAGTCGCAAGGTGATTATTCAGAGTGTGAATTACTTAAATTATTATGAATACTATAAATGTTTTAGGTTATGGCAGAGAAAGAGATTATCCTCAATGTTAAAGTACAAACAAATACAGAGGCAGCGATTAAACAAATAATGGAGCTGAATACCCAAATAGAAAGGGAAAAGAATTTGCAAAAAGAGTACAACCAATGGTTAAAGGAAGGGACTGTTTCTTGGGAAGAATATAATCGGGAAATGGAGCTTTCAAAACAGCATGTTACCGAATATTCTACAAAGATACGAGCTCTTAGGAAAGAGATTCAAAATAATATTAAAGTTGAATCGGATTTAAGAGGTTCACTTGTTCAACTGCGTGCGTCTTTATCCAATCTGACTGCCGAATATGACAATCTAAGTAAGGCGGAACGGGATTCGGCGAAAGGGAAAGAATTACAAGACAAGATTAATGCTGTTACAAAAGAGCTTAAAGGAGCAGAAGAGGCAACCGGTCGATTCAACCGGAATGTAGGTAACTATGAAAATGCAATCAAAAGCGTATTTGGGAACAATCAGCTTGTTGCAGGAATTCAGGCTGTAAGGAATGGTATTATAGGGATAAGCAAGGCTTTTGATCTTCTTAAATCTCACCCGGTAATTGCTGTTATAAGTGTCATTACGGCATTATTCTTGAAACTGGCAAATTCAGCAAAGAACAACGAAGAACAATATGTTAAGTTGCAGCAGGTATTGGCTCCGTTGAAAATGGCAATGGACGGAATAACAAGGGTTGTGGAATCTATTGTAGATGTTTTTCTTTCTGCCGCACAAGCTGTTACTGGTTTGGTGGGTGCTTTTTTGGATTTTATTGGAGTAGGAGATAGCATAAATCAAAATTCAAAGGATTATATAGAACTTGAAAAGCAGAAATTAGATTTAGCCAATAAAGAAAGGAGCGACCTTGTAGAGAATGCGAAATTAAGTATGGAAGCCTCTGATTTGAGAGCGAAATCTGCTCAGAGGGATAAATATTCAGCAGAAGAACGCATACAATTCTTGAATAAAGCCATAGATAAGGAAAAAGCTATGGCAGATAATGAGTTGGAACAAGCGAAACAGAGATTAGAAATAGCTAAAAAAGAAGCTGAGCGAACAAAAAATAGTAAAGAAGTGAATGATGAATTGGCACAAGCAGAAGCTAATTTGTACAATGTTCAAAAAGAATATAATACAAAAACAAGGGAGTTATATTCACAACGTTCAGAGGCTCAAACTAAATTAAATCAAGAGGAGGAACAACGGTTACAATTAGTGCAAGAGCGTTCGGATAAAGAGCTTGCAGCTATGCGTGCTCTCCGTGATTCTGAAAACGCACTGATTGCCGATAGTGTGGAGAAACAGAGAGCAGCCATAAATTCAAGTTATGATGATCAGATAGCAGATTTAAGGAAGCGGATGGAAACAGAAGAAAATCTGACAGATCAAGCCAGAGCGGCAATGAGTGCCACGATTGAGAACTTGGAGAAGAAGCGCACAGCAGAACTGGCTGAATTGAATGAGGAATCGATTCGGGAAAAGTTAGAGCAAGAAGCTGCTTATATTGAGCAGAGGCTTCAATTGGCAACAGAGGGTACAATTCAGGAATATAGTTTGAAAGCTGAACAGCTCAAAAAGGAAAAGGAGATAGAACTATCCAATACAAAACTGACTGCCGAGCAGAAACAACTGATTGAGGACAGTTATCAAAAGAAGCTCGACGAAATGACATCTGAGTATGAGCGGAAAAAGCAAGAGAAAGCTATGGAAGCATTGGAACTCGAATTGTCCAACAGGTTAGCAGCCGCCAAAATAGCCGGAGAAGATGAGTTGCAAGTCGAGCTTGAAAATGCCAAGAAACGGCTTGATTCCTTACAGCAGTTAGAGGGAGAAAGCGATGCCGAGTTCAAAGCCCGACAACTCGAAGCCCAGCAGGAATATTTGGATGCCAAAGAGGAACTTGCCCAGAGGGAAATAGAAATAGAACAAGCGAAGTTCGAAGCGGCATCTCAAATTACAGGAGCTCTATCGGGATTATTCGATCAGCTTGGAGAGGACAACAAGGCATTTATGATTTTATCGAAAACATTAGCATTGGCGGAAGTGGCTATTAACACAGGAAAAGCAATATCTTCGGCTGTTGCGGAGGCTGCCAAAGGTCCATTTGGTATTGCAAAAGCAGTTTCTTTAATCGCGACGATAATCTCCAATATGACAACTGCGATAGGAATTATAAACTCGGCCAAGTTTGCCGATGGTGGTCTTGTAGAAGGTCCCGGAACGGGAACGAGCGACAGCATACCCGCTATGTTGTCTAACGGTGAGAGCGTGATGACAGCAAGAGCTACCTCCATGTTCGCTCCGCTACTGTCTGCTATTAATGTAGCCGGAGGAGGCGTGCCCATACAAGTTCGGGAAAAAAGCAGTCAAGCTCTCGGCGAGGAGATGATTGCACGAGCCATTGCACGAGGCATGCAAGATGTCCACCCGATTGTTTCCGTTACGGAGATTAACAAGGTGGGTTCACAAGTTAAAGTGGTAGAGAATTTAGGTTCCATTTAATTGTTTAATTCATGAAAGTACACGAATGCATAGAAATAAGCCGTCCCATATTGGAGGCGATGAGGCGCGCCGGAGTCAATCTGGACGATGTTAAGTACCTTGAAATGTACAAGCGTTTCCTAACGATGAAGGGAGAAGGGTTAAAAGTGTCTTATATCGCCGAGAAATTGAGCGATGAGTACCAGATAAGGCCTAGGAAATTCTATTACATCTTGAAAAAGTTCGATTCCGTTGTTTAATTATATGTGTTGTGTTTCGAGTGGCGTGTGTCCGTGAGGATATGCGCCATTTTTTTGCTGCAAAATCCGTGCAGTTGAATCCATTCTTATCATTCTGTTTGATAGGTTATTCCTTCGTAAATTTGGAATAAACCAATGATATGGATAATGGTATTAAAAATATATTCTCAAATAGCGAACGAGTCTGAAAAAGCATTATTGCAGTTTTTCGGGGACAATGCAGTTTCTTTCGTCGATGTAGACGATTTTGTAAGCAAGATACCGGAAGATGACGATTCGATAGAGGTGCGCATTCATTGTCCGGGAGGCGATGTAGCCGAGGGCTGGGCTATCGTTGACAAATTGAGGGCGACCGGAAAAAAAATAATAACAGAAGTGGCCGGTGTGTGCGCCTCTATGGCGACGGTAGTCCTGCTCGCCGGTTCGGTACGTAAAGGATATAAGAACCAGAGGCTTCTGATTCACAATACCCGCTTCTGTGATTTTTATATAGAGAATGCCACGGCAGAAGAACTGGAAGCCAAAGCTAATGATTTGAGGTCGGAGGATAATAAGATTCTTGACTTCTATGTAGAGCGCACCGGGGCTGATAGGGAAGTTCTCGCCACTCTGATGAAAGAGGAACGATATATGAGCATGCAGGAGGCTAAGGATTTGGGATTCATAACGGAAATAATCGAGCCGATTTCGGCTATTTCCAATACAAACAAAAATAAAAAAAACATGAGTAAAAAGAATCTGAAAGAGGCGCTGAATGTGTTGGCGCAAGCACTCGGTTTGTCAGGTGCAAAAGACATCGAGCTACAAACTGAGGACGGGCAAGTATTGACAGTAGAACGAGAAGAAGGAGATCCGGAGGTAGGTGATGCCGCCAGCCCTGACGGGGAATGGTTGATGCCAGATGGGAGAACGATTATCGTATCTGACGGCGTGATTACCGAGATTCGTGAAGCAGTCCCTGATGGAGGCGAAGATGTGGAAGCACTTAAAGCCGAGATTGCTCGACTTACAGCGGAGCTGGAATCAGAAAGAGCGAAGGGAAAAAGCGACGAGGAGTCTGCTATTCTAGCCCAAGTTAAAGCGGCAGGTGGCAAACAATGGCTTGACAGAGTGACGACTAGCAATTATGTGCCTCCAAAATCCAATCCAGTTAAAAAGAAAGAGCCGGTAGCAGAGGAAAACGTCCTTGAAAAGGAATTAAGGGAGAGGAAAGAGAGAGCGAAAGCCCATGAGGCTGAAAAGCGAAAAAGAAAATAGGTAATATTAAGAGATTGTTTAGGTTATTATGGGAACTTTTGAAGATTTGACCCCTGATAATGGGGCGATAAAAACGTTGCAGGAGTTAATTCCGATGACAACGTTCAAGGATGAAAGCCTTGAAGCGCTATTTACATTGATGACTAGTGCGAGAAACGGGAAGAAATTAGGGTTCATAGGAGATATGGAAGATGTCGGAACGAAACTGACCAACCGTTGTAATCCTACTTATGTATCTGCTTCCATTGATGCGAACGAAAAAGAGTGGGAATTGGGAGAATGGGAAATACCCTTAAAGCTCTGTTATGACGATATTATGGGTACAGTAGCCGAATATACGCTGAAAACAGGCACGGATAAGGGCGACATGACCTCTATCGAATATATGAATGTTGTCTATCGACCTGCGTTGGAAAAGGCCATGATAAATATGATGTGGCGGTTAATTTGGTTCGGCGACAAGGACGCAAAGAATATAACCGAAGGAAGCGGTCAGATAACAGACGGGGTTAATACTAACTTGTTTACAGTTGCCGATGGATTCTGGAAGCGATTGTTTGCAATAATTACAGATAATGAATCTCAGAAAACAGCAATTGCGGCAAATTCGCAAACAACGGCAGCCCTTCAAAAATCGAAATTATTAGAATCCGGTGTTGCAACGGGCATAGTAGACTCCATGTTGATGGAAGCAGACCCAAGAATTTCTACCCTTGATGGGGCAGCTATTTTTATGACAAAATCATTGGCAGACGCATTGACGCAAGATGTGAAGAAGACTTACAGCACGATAATGCCGTGGGAAGTTATCTTCGATGGTGTTCAAATGGCGCAATACAATGGTGTTCCTATTTATTCCGTATCGATTTGGGATAGAATGATTCAAAAATATCAAAATGATAAGACGAAGTTGAACATTCCTCACCGAGCTGTTTACACTTCGCCGAAGAATTTACTTGTGGGGGCTCCCGGAGAATTGATTTCAGATTTGGATATTTTCTTCAATCGTGAAAAACGACAAACTCAAATTTATTCGACAGGAGACCTCGGTACTTTAATCGCAGAAGATGAGTTAGTTCAAGTAGCATGCTAAATAATTTTTTAAGAAAGGAAAATGAAATGGCAACAGACTGTGTTAGTTTGATTTTGGCAGGAATAGTTCCGAACTGTGGCGATCCTATTACAAAGGGGTATGAGCACAAAGGAATAATTATTAACTGGTACGACATCGATTTTACGGCCACCACCTTTTCTGGTGCGAATACGATTTCCGACCTTGTTCTAAAAGACGGGAAAAAGGCCTATGAAATCGTTCAAAGAGGAAATACGCCATATACAGGATCAACCTCTGAACTGGCCGTTGGAACAATTTCCAATACGGTAACTAAAAATGTCCAATTTACGATATTGAACAAAGGTCCCAAGATTGCTGAAACAGTGATAGACCCCTTGTTCAATGGTAAGTATGTCGTGATTCTCGAAAACACATGGAAGAATCTTAGTGCCACACAAGGTACGAAGGGAGACAGTTCCTTTGAAGTTTTCGGTATCAAACAAGGCATGTTCGCAACGGCAGCGACTCGTGACCCGTATAGCTCGGATACACAAGGTGGCTGGCAGGTTACCATGACTGAAACTGAAAGCCCTGTGGCAGAAGTTTATTTGTTCAAGACCAGTTATGAAGCGACGCTGGCGATGATTAATTCGTTGGTTAATCCTTCTTAAAGTCTATGACCTATGAAGAAGCGATGAAATTATCCTCCGAGTTGATAGGGAGAATAAACTCCCTATCGCAGGAGGATCATCGAACGATCGAGAAACTCTATAAAGAATCCTTGAAAAAAGAAGTTCGGAAATGTAACTGCAAGGACAATCATAGAGACGCATTGATTGAAACATTCACTTATTTAAAAAGGAACAAGAAGATGAAAGAGAAATCGAAATTTGTATTAAAACCCGGAGCTGTGATTCAAGTGTTCGGTGATCCACGTGTTTACACGAATGAGAACCTTACCGATGATATAGCCAAAGAATATCTGACCAATAACCCCGGCTTGCGAACCATGTTTTCTGTAATCCCTGACGAGTTCTATGAATCTAAAAGCCGTAAAGGAGCCTCAAAAGAGGATTAACACGAATTATCTGAGTAGCCTGAATATACAGAGCTATGGTGAAGATAATTTGTATCCCAATAAATTAGCCGAGGTGGTAGCATCGTCGTCTATCGCCTCCGGCTGTTTGTCTCGCTATGCAGATTTCATAGAAGGGAATGGATTTAACTCTCAAATAATTTCAGATTACAAAATCAACAAAAGCGGAGATACACTAGATGACTTGTTGGGATTGTTAGCAAATGATCTTGCAAAGTTCGGAGGTTTTGCAATACATGCCAATTATGACGTATTAGGAAAGATTCGCAACATTCATCATATCCCCTTCATTACAACGAGACTTAAAGAGCCAAACGATTACGGTAAAGTGACAGAAATAGCCATTCACCCTAACTGGACGGGTGATGAGACTAGGAATGGGAAACGAGTTCAAGTCAACAAGTCGAACATTAGTTTCATTCATGTTTTCGATCCCAATTCTGCAATTACCGAAATTGAAGAGGTTGGGATAAATGATTATAAGGGGCAGGTGTTATGGTATTCGAGGAATGGCAACATGGTTTACCCTCTTCCGGTGTATGACCCTGTTATCACGGATATGAGTACAGATGAAGGACTTGCAAATGTACGTTATCGCAACGCCCGGAATAACTTCTTGCCGAGCGGGGCATTGATTACAAGGAAAGGAACAGATATTCAAGAGAATTATTTTGACGATGAAAGGAGATCTTACGGACATGAGAGTTACGAAAGTGAATATTCTCCTGTGTTGAAAAACTTGCAGGGAGACTTTAATGCCTGCAAGATAGTAGAGATAGAGATAGGAGCTGACGAGCAATCTCCTGAATTTATAAGTTTGTCGACCAACAATTATGATAAGGAATTTACCGTAACGGCGGATAGCATAATAGATAATATCTATTCAGCATTCAACCAAGAAGCATTTTTGGCAATAAGAAAAGGAAAGCTCGGCTTCTCTGGTGATATATTGGCTGACGCTTATTCCTACTATTCGGGTAAGGTAACCAAAGAGCAGAGGGCAATATCGAGAGCCTTGTTATCTATATTCAAGAATTGGTATGAACAACCATTCGGAGAACTCACGTCTGATACTTTTAAAATACAATCGATGTTGTATGGCAGCACTAATAACACCAACTGATATATCGACATTGGCAAGGCCTTGCTATGCAGATAAGGAAATTGCCAATAAAGCGATAAACGAGGCGATAGATATAGACATTCGCTATCTAGTAGGTGATACTCTGTTTCAAAAGATAATGCAGAGTAAAGATACAATCTTACTAAATGGGGGTCTGTATAAGTCGAAGAAAGGAGAAGACCGCATTATCGGAGGGTTGAAGAAAGCTGTTGCCTATCTGGCCTATTCACGTGTCGTAAAATTCGGTAATAGCTTGCCGACGAGGTTTGGAACTATGAATAACAACGATGCCTATTCTTCGCATACAGAATTAAAGGAACGACAAATGATAGCCGATGATACTTATTCTATCGGATTGAAATATATAGAGGAAGTATTGTACTATATTAATGATTCGGAAGAATGCTGTATCTGCGAAAAGCCAATAAGCAAGCGTAGCATATTTAAGATTATAGGAGATTGATTGATGAGTGACAAAGATCCCGTAGTGAAATACTCGTGGGAGGATATTAAGTTTACC